GGTTAAAACATTTCCTGTTGGTATCGCCGGTAGGTACTTTAAAGTTAATAAATTCGATGATGTCTGGGTGAGACACATCGATGTATGCCGCATAGCTTCCCTTTCGGGTGCGGCCCTGTTTCCACGCAGTCATCCCTGAGTCGACGACTTTCATGAATGGAATAGGTCCGGGTGCTTTATCTGAGATCCCGCGTACGTCAGACCAGTGTCCTCCGACGCCTCCGCCCTTTACGGAGAGCCAAGCAACTTCAGCATTATGGCTGATGAGAGACTCAAGATTGTCGCCAACATAAGTAAGAAAGCAAGAGATTGGCAATCCTTTTGGCTCAACTCCGTCAAGCGGTGCGTTTGAAAGCACAGGACTAGCGAACATAAACCAACGCTTACTAGCGTAATCATAAATACGTTGAGCGAAGCCATAGTCACCCTCACAATAAGCCAAAGCCGCCCGAGCAAAAGCCTCTTGTGGGCTAGACTCATCGGGCAACATGTAGTAGTCCGTGAGTAGCTTCAAGGCTTGTGCGCTAAAGTTCTCATCACGGTCGTAGTCGATGGCAATCCTGCCACAGTACATATGTTCCATTATTTCTCCGAAAGTTCTTTTTCTGCGCGGGTCGCATACCACTCAGCCTTGCCCACGTTCATCAAAGGGGTATCTTTATCGTTAACCCGTAGTAAATATTTTAGCGAGTTTCCGAGTAAATATCCAGTAAATTGTTCTTCCGTGAGTACAGACTTGATAACCTCAATTGCTTCAAAGTCTTTCTTCTTGTAATGATCCGGGTTCTTCCAGTCTGTCATTGCAGTTCTCCAAATTTGGCAGTAATGACATTCCCCTCCATGCTCTTAATACGCTCGCGGTGCTCCGGTTTCAGTTCTTCTTCTGGAACGACTTCACCGAGTGCTTCCAGCGTAACCCTTTCCAGTCCCATGTCGTAGAGGTCATCGAAGTTTTCGTGGACAGCCCCAAGCAATCCTTGAAGGATGACATAAGTTGGATCAAACGTCTTTTCGCCATCAATCTCAACCTGAGTATCTCGAGTTGCATATGCACGGACAGCAAAGCCATCCTCGTCTTCATTCTCATCTTCTAAAGGCTCCAAGACAATGTAGTAACGCCCCTTCAGTAAGCCGGCTTGCTCGAGGGCGGCAATCTTTTCTTCGTCTATGATTAAATCTGTCATACTTTCTTCTCCAACCACTCCAGTGGTATTGTCCCATCCGCCCACAGTATACCTTGCTTGTCACACCAAGATCCATACGTAGTCTTACTAGACCTGTTTAACTTGTTCGATGCTCTCAGGAACAGCATACGTATGTCAAGAAACATATTCTGCTTAATTACCAAAAGCATCTTCTGCCTGTCCGCAGGGCTAAAAAACCCCTTAGCCTCAACGTATATATCTTGTTCCGGAAGATAAAAGTCCGGTGTGTATATCTTAAGTTTTGGTTGGTACGAAATCTTCTTTGACTCGTACTCAAACTTAACCCCTTGTTCTGCAAGGTATTTCGCAACACTGAGCTCGTAGTCTGAGCGGAACTTATGCCGTTGTGGTTTACTCATAAGTTAACAAGCCCCTGTATCGATTGAGAAATTCTATCATGCAATTTAGGAGTTGTATTCCCGATTTGCAGGAGTGCGTGTGTGTACTCATCTCCGGGGAAAACTACGACTCGTCCTTGGCGTACGGCATTTGCAATGCTTATCAATTCGTCCGTCGCTTTCCTCCCGTCCCGTTCCCATGTCTCGTGGGATAGAGGAGTCCCAAAATGGGACCACATGGTGAGGGGCAAGCACCGCTCAAAGTTACGTGCCCATCTAACCCACGGGTCTCCGCCTCTCTTGTCAGCGGCTTCGATGTAAACTGCGTAAGCTCCCTCATTCAAGTAAAGAAGCTGACGGTCCACTTTCTTCGTCATCAGAAGGGGCATCTTTGTCCTCCACTACAATACGACGCAAGGTCGCGAGACCATCCGCCTTAATTCCTAGGCCGTAGTCATCACAGCCCAACTGGCAGAACTCTTTGCCTCGTTTATAGAGCATGTCTCCTACTTGATAGATAGTGTTGTACTGCACCTCGTTTAACATAGGGCGTAACTCATCCATCACCATTTCATTGTGTCTGGTCACGTCCTTATAAATTCTATCCTTCAGTTTGATAATCTTTCCTTGTAGCTCAACTACTTTCTTAATGTCCGCTGTCTTCATAATTCCTTAACCTTTAAAGTATGGTACCAAACAAACGGCCTGTTCTTAGCTTTCGACGTCACCTTTTCATGTTGAACCGCCTTAGGCCAGCAGTGTTTGCGGTAACCGCAGAATGTGCAATTCTTAGCGAGAAGCTTGTTGCCTGTTTGAATCTTAACACCCTGCGAGGTGTATACCTCATCAACAGGCTCTATCGGCGGCTTCTTGTACTTAAAATTTGACATCAAGGCTTCAACAACTTTACCAGCTTCTGAGATATAATGATCTCGGTCTTCCGTCTGGTCATCCGGGGCTTGTACAAATTGGATTTCTCCACTAGATTTATCCACTACAATCCACCCGCCGAAGTCTTTGCCTTTGGACTCTGCATACAAGTGTCCCTGCATGAGATAACCGAAGGGGTCGTCTTCTTTAAGATTGTCATAACCTTTTGCAAACTTCTGTGTGTAAGAGTATGGGCTGGCTGACTTTACGTCCCAAACCTTCTCCCCGTCCACAGGATCGTCGATAATTAAATCGAGGGTGCCCTGTACCTGTTCGCCCCCAACGTCGAGCTCACAGCGTCCCTGTGACTCTACGATCTTAACTCCCGCACCCTTGAGGATAGCCATCACGGCACACTCCACAAGATCACCAATCAAAAAACGAAGGATTGCGTTGTAAGTCATATCCTCGTCTTTACCATCACGTCCGTGTATTTGTTGGCAGAGGGGGCGTCCTAGCCCACTCATACGGATACGCCATTCACTATTCCTGCTGAATTGTTTTTCGAGTGCCTCTCGGCAGTCACGTGTGAACTCCTCGACAACAGAAGGGGAAAGTGTTACCTCCCCCCTCACTGCCTTGTGCAAGAAGTCCTTAACTAGAACTTCAGAAATCATTAAGCGAAGTCCGCCGCTAAATCAATTTCTTGCTCACTTGCCTTTGCCTTCATAGCTTCCTTGTGCTGTTCCATGACCATCGTGTTGGATGCTTTGATGGTATCTTCAAACATCACCAGCATGTCTATGTTGACATCTGCGTCCTTGTCTCGTGTAAACACGGGAGTGAAGTAAACGACACTGCCCATCTTTTGGCGTTGAGTTGTTAGATTGAAAGTCACCGTATGTAACGGCGTCTTTTCTAACTTCTGAATCGCCTCACGTGCAGGACGGAAACCAGAACGCTTGAAGTAAACAACGACAGGATAGTCCTTGATTACGACACTATTTCCTTCGGCGTTTTTACCCTCCATGCTGATTACGCCGTAGAATACTTGGTTACACGTTGCTAAACGAGACGCCAAGGTTTTAGGATTATCTGCACCTAACGTCTCCTCGTCCGACTTAGTCAGTCGGCCACACTTGTTTCCTCCTGTGGTGTCTGGAAATTGGTAGTCTAATGACTCTGCCTGAATCGAACGACTAGAGAACTTACCCTCGTCATTATCCCACACAGACCATTCGTACTGACGAAGGTAAGGGTGAAAATGTACACTATCTGCGTACACAAACTCACCATCGTAATACACTTTCCATGTGCCTTTCTTTAAGGTATGACCGTCATCCGTGTCCGTATCATAGTTGATATTCAAACGAGCCAGCCCTGCCTTTGGCTGATCGACTTCAGTTTGCCCTGAAGCTTTGAGGATTAAATCCTTATCTCCAGTCTTAAGTGCCTCTGATAGAGACATTCCCATTACGCTCAGTTCGCCCATATCGCTCTCCTTAGTTCGCGTAGACAACTTCGGTGTCCAACCAGTTGGACCCCATCTTACACTCGACGGAAATTGGCATATCATACTCCATACCGTACCGCCGTTTACACTCTTCGGGAAGAGACATCATTGCCTCAACCACCAGATTAGTACAAGTATCCTCCTCTCCGGGGAATACGTCAAGTACTATACTATCATGAACTGTGTTACATATCACACTTTTTAATTCTTTAGATTTCATAGACTTGTGCAACTTTACTAAGGCTATTGGTAGAAGATCACCTGTCGCAAATCCTTGCACAGGGTAGTTACAGATGGCTGTCCGGTTGGTCGCCGTCCCCCACTCTGTCCACGTTGTTCCGGGAAAAGCATACTGTCTTCCCGATGGTAGTGTGATGAATCCCTTCTCAACAGCATCGCTCTGTAGTCTGTCGTGCCACGCAGTCACCCCCGCGTATTTGTCCTTGAACGTACGGTAGTACCTCTGCTGATCAGGAGTACCTGTCGTTCCCCCGTATAGCGGCTTAAAAGTATGAGCCTTAGCGTCTTGCCTTGAGCATCCGATAATTTCAGCAGTGACAGTGTGTACATCTGTTTTGTTCTCCACGTCGTGATATACCTGCGGGTCGTTTGCTAGGAATCCTGCGACTCGGAATTCGAGTTGCCCGTAATCAGCTTCGAGTATTTGCCCTCCTTCAAAACGAGAGACCATTGCCCGCCGGATAGCGAATGTAGAACCACGGGGCATATTCTGGAAGTTGGGGTTACGAGAACTGAGTCGTCCGGTAGCCGTGACACATTGCATGAAATCTGGGTGTACGATGTTATCCCTGTCTTTGTTGTTTTTGAGTCCTTCAACGAAAGTAGAGAGGTAAGTGCGAAGTGCATTGTATCTGGAGTAAGACTCTGCAAACTCTCGGGCGGTACCAGAAAGTTCATCGAGGCGTTCTTTAAGTGTTTCATGATCTGTCTTGAATCCGGCGGCGGCTGTGTCCCACGCATCTCGGGGAATGATTTTAAAGCCCGCCACTTCTTTAGTCGGTGCATAGATTACCCCGTCCCCTTCGCATGGTTTACAAATACGTACGGCTTTACCTTCCGTACCGTCTTTCTTGATGACTTTCTTGCGGCCAACTCCCATACAGGCTGTGCAACGGGAGGCTACAGTTTTACGTAGTATCTCCGTTTCCTCCTTCACGTACATGCCAAATAAATTTTTTGTCATTTTTGTACGTTGCTTGGGTTTACGAGTAGCACCTCGTAACTCTGATCCCAAATTGAAGATGGAGGACCAACGCTTCTTGTCTATCACTTTACGTGAGTAGAACAGCATGGAGCGGTCGTCGGCACTGTTGAGGTTAACGGGCGTGTCGCCCATCGCTTCCTCGGCCATGCGCTGTAGCTTGACCTCGAGGGCGTTCATCTCGTCCCTGTATTCTTTCTCAATCTCACTGAGCGCACTTGGGTCGATCTTGATACCTGTCCTCTCCAAGCTCGATAAGACTTCTGTCATCTCCAAGGACAGACGTAGGGTGTTCAATAGTTTCGATGCCATAGGCTTTCATCTCCTCTTGGAGTTTCTGTGAGAAAATCTCACCGTTCATTACACTACCCATACCGTCGAGCACACCACTGTAATACTCGACGCTCGTTAAGTCATCATCCATATCAGCTTCATTACGCAGAAACGTGTAGATGTTGACAGCAGATTCACGAGTGATTCCGCCCATGAGTCCTTTATACGCTAGGGGTTTCTTGCTCATCGCTGTCTCTCCTCAGTGAAGGGTCGAGAGAATACTCCTTGTTATTCTCATCGACAGCTTTCTCGAGTAGGGATACTAACCCAATCTCCACGAGAAGTCGAGTCGCTTCGGTGGTTGTATCAATCTTGAATGTTGCAGAGCCATCTTCGTGCTCTACCATGTCACTCACGGTGATGAATGCATCTGTTTCTAAGTCTTTCATTGGTTTATCTCCTGTTGGTTTTGCATAGATATACTATGCATCTTTTTCAAAGTCATACGGGATCACATACCCTGCCGCACGTAGGAAGTTTTGGAACTCACATACTGCCTCATTCCATGTGACATCATCACCCAATGTCATACTCAAGCTCTCCACAGCAGGCGGATCGAAAGTTATACCCCAATCAGCATCAGGTGCCCGTGGTTTATACTCAAACTTAATCATGCCGCTTTCCTCCACGGTTTCGTAATCATCCAGTGACCCAAGGGTACCACACCATGCCACTGCTTTTCAAAGCCTACTCTACTGTAGTGTCGTCCTCCTTCCCTTCTCTCAAACCCGTATTTTTCTCGGTTACGGTGCATGAATTGACAGACCGAGTACTTGGTCTTGCCTATCGCATCGCCTATCTCAGCGGCACTGTAGCCATCCGCCCACAACCTGATGACAGTCTCAATCTCCTTGGGCCCGTACTGTTTATGAAACGCCATAGAGCTCCTCCCACGTTGTCATGTACTTCTCCACCACCTGCTTACAGGCAACCTCCCACGTAGCCTCCACGTCTGCAATCCCATACTCAAGGACTATCTCCCACGGAATCTCCGCAAATGTCTTGCCGCTCTTGAGGTAATCCTGCGTAAGGTCTTTCTTCTTTTCAGTAACCTCATACCTTTTCGCGAGGGCGTCGAGGGAGAGCGGCCACTTACGCGCCCTAGCCAAGAGATACTCCGCAACCATAGTATCATATACGTGACCTTCATACGTGAATCCACATTCGCGAATCCAGTTGAGGTCAAACTTAACATTGTGCCCCACAACGACTTTAGCTTCACGTAACGCCTCCCTAAATTCTTCGATCTTATCCCGGTCTTGTTCGTGCTCATTGTGATGGACAAACGCATACTTGACCGGTCCATTGGACACCTTCCACCCGATGCTCACCAAATGATTACCAAAATAGGGAAGTGGTGTATACCCACCATTGGGCTTTTCCCTGTGGGTCGTCTCCACGTCGAACGTCAGGATGTTCATAGCTCCTCCGCAAGGTCAATCTCAATAATCTCCACACCAATCTTCTTCTGTGGTGTAGATGTTGTACGGTAAATACGTGTACCGTCCCTGCGTCTTCCCATTGTCTTCACGTCGATCAGCCGGATACTACCTGTCACAGGATGTACTGCAACTATGTCTACCATGCCTTGATCTGATACAGGCCAGAACACATCGTAACCTTCCCTGACTAAGTCTTGCGTACAGATAAGCTCACTTAGTGTCCCAAGTACTATCGTCTTACTCGCCATCTTCAGTTGCCTCGTTAACTATGACTTGATACTCATAAAGGCCATTTTTAATGTGCCTTTTGTTTACCTCATGAGACCCACAAGACGGCTTACGTAAATGCCTTAACTGTGCAGAAATAGAACTTTCAGGATATCCAGTTTGTTCTGCTATCTGCCTCAGAGTACGCCAATTAGAATCCTTCATAAAATTAAATATTGTGTTTAATTGAGTCGTTAGCCTAGCGTTTTCTGAAGGATCTGCGTAGTTAGGTCCCGATATAATTTCACTCTTCATTAAAATTTTCCTCTGTTGGTTGAGCCACAGGCTCTTGATTCTCGGGGGGTACGACAATGATTGTGTTGTTCTTTTCGTACACGGCCCGATACATATCGAGCTCACATGGTACTGTCCCATGCCACCCGTTCTGCTTGTTCTTTGAAACGCAGACGTACCTCTTGGTGTTCTCTGGACTTCTGTCGCCCGTACGTCCGATGCCGATGATGAGGTCAGCCTCACCCGCCTTACCTGTCTTGGAGTTGTCGAGGTACTGATACTCGACGTGCATCATTGACTCCGCCTCAGCAGATGCCTGTGATACACCCCATACCAGACACTTGTTACGCTTCGCAATCTCTCGAGCTTGCAGGTAGATCTCCTTAAGCTTCTCATCACCACGGTTGTACTTACCTGCTATCTTAACCTTATCTAACTGGTCGATGAAAACGATGTCCGGCTTGTTAATCTTGCACCAGTCATCAATCTCCTGAATGGTCGTTCCAACGCAGTCGAGAACATGCAAACGGCTACCGATCTCGCTATGCCATGCTTCCGCATACTTAACACGCCCTTCGTTGAGTTCTTTCCGCGTAGCTTTAAAATGACTCTGGATGATGCGTAGTTTAGTTCTGACAGCCGGCTCCTCGTTGCCCCAAACCGCAACGGTAAGCCCTTGCTCGAGGAACTTCTTAGCGAGAAAAGATACGAACGTAGTCTTGCCGGTCTCCGGTCGCGCAAAGATGATTCCAAAATGTCCACGATCCAATCCCGGAACGTAGCCGGAGAGCGGCTCCCAGTTGAATGGGAAATCAGGTTCCAACGTAAGGGAGTCCAGAAGCTCTTCGAGCCCCATGTCCACCTCCGTGTACGTCGTCTTCTCACCAATCGAATCCTCCGCTGTAGACTCAATGAGTCGCTTGAGTTCTCCAAAGTTTTTCTCCTTACCTAAGAAGATGTTGACAGACAACTCAGAGATGATCCGAGCGCGGTTCCGCATCCAGAGGTCACGGATGACTCTCTCTTGTAAATCTGTGTTTTTACCGATGTCGTCCTGAAGCGTGTAGAAATGATCCCAGTACCGATATCGTGTGCTGTCGGGTAGGGCGGGGTGCAAGGAATCGAAATATGCCTGTAGCTCGCTCGAAGTTAAGTCTGACTTATACTCTGCGTGGGCTTCGACGAGGGCGTCCCAGATAGGAGCCCATTCTCCTTCAAACATGTCCTTCGTGAGAACATTCTTTACACGGTCGTAACATTCTGCGCGTAAGCAGAACGAAATGATTCTACTCTCCAAGCATTGCTGATCTGATGATTGATCCACGTTCGTTATCTCCTAATGACTTTAAGTCTTTCTGTAGCATTAAGATGCCAGTGGGCACGAGAGTATTCAAGGCTCTCATGTATGTCAAGGCTTTGTCTGTCGCATCTTTATCGAGGGCAACAACTACCTTCTTGAACTTGGTGAGCTCAGCGATGTGTTCATCCCGTAGGCTTGTGCCCAAGAGAGCATAGCCAGTAGCCCAGTCCGAGATGCTGATAGCAGAGGGTATGTCTTCCACAACAAACACAGTATCCGATGTGCCTATCCGGAAGCCACCCCGGTAGTTACCATAGCGATACCACTTAGGGCGGGCACCAATCAAGGTACGGCCTGCCCCATCGACAAGTCTACCATCGTTGTCCCGTATCGCGTACACGAGTCTCTTATGTCGAACATCGTAGTAAATATCGTCATATCTTCCAGATGTGTTTACGCTATCGACATAGTCCAGACCTTTCTGGGATATCTGGCGTGACCAACACTTGGGTTTCTCGAAGGGAACGTCTGGACATGGGGTTGTCTTTTTATGTCCATTATTAGTAACAATGGATACTATATTGTCCACGTTGTCTCGAGTGATGCGTCGGTCAGTCCTTCCCCGCACTGTGCAGTCTGCGTGGAAACAATTCCACATCAGTTCCCCGTTGTTATTTGTTACAGAGAATGTATTCTTATGTCCGCACGAGGGGCAGTTCATCCGGCGGGACTCGCCGTCGAAGAGTCCGAGGGACTCCGCGTATTCTTTCATGTGCATGGCTAAAAGCCTCCATTTGAATTGGCTTGCAGAGTTTGGCATCCTAATTCCAAAATGACAAGCAAAAGTTGGTTTGACTCGATAAATTCGGCATCCTAAAAAAAGTATTGCGGGGTGTGCGTTTCTGTGGTACAGTCCGATCAACCCCTGCCGGGGGTACACCCACTCTGGCCTCCCCTCCAGTTCTTTCTTCCGTAAACAAAACATCCTTACGACCAAAGTCTAATACAACACACAATAAAGGTTCTGTACTGTGGTGACTCAATCACAAGACGGGAGAAGTTACCGTGGAATACAAACCAGAATACATGGCCGACTACTATGAGGAACAGGAACCGCATGAATTCGTTGTTGTGCAAGAACGCACGATACTTGTGCAATACACTGTTGAAGCATCAAGCTTGAGTAATGCTGTTGCACAAATTGAGAGCGGGGATTATAGCGGCGTTATTGATGAAGACGCTAGTCACGCAGAAACAGACAAGAAGGGACGGATTGTATCCGTTAGGGTGAACGACGATGATTAAGCGAATCCATATTAACCAACACAACATCAGACATAACGCAAAGAATCCAGATGATTTGCGACCGGTAGTTACCGTAAAAACAAGTAACGCCAACCATAAAGGTTACGGAGCAATTTTCTGGGGAGAGTGCAAACTTGTTTATTCAGAGGATAAGCCGCTATCATGTGGCGCGAAGGTTTGGATCGAGACGACCGGAACGGTGGTACTCGACGAAGGTGACGACAAGCACACGGGGATTTATTGAGATGAAATATTATACGGATGACGAATTGCTTGAATTGGTACGCGATATATCGGGAGACTCGGAGGTTTCTTATTCGGTTGCGGACAAGATTGCGGAGCGTTTTAACCAAAAAAACAGCACGATACAACGCTGTCAGGAAAGACTAAACGCCGCCGCAGAACATATGGGACACCAATT